GTAACGCTAGAAGAATATGTTGCGGTAACATTTTCTGGAATTATTTGACCATAAAATTCTCGACTATCTGATGAAATAAGTGTAATAGAATCTCCTATTACAAAGTCATGTTCATCATATAAATTTACCTTATATGTAAAGTTAGAGACATCAATTAACTCAAGAGATTTTACATCATATCTTGTACTTACATTGAAGAACCAATTATTTGCTTTGTGATCATTCAGGTCAGAACCAAGAGATTTAACTTGAATTAGATCATTCTTTTCATAATAATATGTTTCATCTAATATATCTAAATCAGATAAAACTCCAGTTATACGAACAGTAACAATATTTGTTGTAGTAATTCCTACAGAAGCATATGCGTATGAGTTTAAAGAAATTTCTTGTCCAGCATTAATTTCTTGAGTTACTCCAGAACAATTTAAAAACTGATTGATTGTTTTGTCTGTATATTCAATGATAAATTCAGAGTCTGTTGCAGAATTTACAACAAGTTCTCCAGATACAGGAAAACTAACTGTTGAATCAACTTCAATTGATGTCAACCCAATTCCAACATCAATTACAGATCTTGTTTTTGGATGAATTGAGAATTCACCCAATTCCTGTGCAACATCAGTATCTTTATCCTGATCATAATCAAGGCTTACAACAAAATATTCTTTTTCTCCTCTTAAGATTCTTTCTACTTTTGAAACAGTTCCTTTTGCAGCTTCAAAAAATCCATCATCATCTTGATATAAAGTTGATCCCACAAGGTCTCTTGGATCACCAGATAACGCTTCAACAACTAGATCTTTTGTAATATAATATTCTGCATCCGATGGTTGAATCAGATAATCTCTTGGTTTTATTACAGATGATTCAGTATCCCCATATAAAGCATTGAATAAAATTTTAAATGAACTATCCGTTCCTTTAGAAGAATAAAAATCTTTTACCTGCTTTAAGAATAATCCTTCATTAACTTCTGTATATAAATTTCTACCCTCAAATCCTGGAGAAATTTGTTTTTTGACTTTTGTTAAAAATTCTTTTAAGAACAGTACACTTAAATTTGTTACTACAGATGCATCTGTATGTTCTTCAGCATTTGATTCTAAAAATACTAATTGGTCCTTTTCTGAGGTGCTATGATAAGATTTTGTTCCAACAAATCCTCTTACACAATTGATAAAGGAAGTTGAAGTTTTTGATTCATATGTGATGATTTCATTATCAATTAAAAGTAATCCATAAGTATCAGGAAATCCACTTGTAGACTCTACTAAAATTGTAGATTCACCAAAGTCAATTGATGATGTAAGAGTGGTAGACTCGGTTAAATTTGTAAGAGAATCTAACTTTACATATTGATCAATTTTTTGAATAATATCAGCAGGGCCACTTTGATATTCTAGTGATCTATAGTATTGCGATAAAAACTCTACAAGAAGAGGAAATTCATCCCTCACGTACAATGGTACTTGATTCTCAATAATTGAACTAATCTTTACTCTTGTTTCTGACATATTACAATCTGATTAAACTTCCGTTTGTATAACTTGATGTTACTGTGTAAGTTGTTCCTGAGATGTTTGCTCCAGATGAAATATCATCTGCTTGCATATTCAATACACTGTTATTAATATCTAGTTGTAAATAAAGATCCTCTTTTCCAATAACATCATTTGATTTTGGAATTCCAGAAATTTCTACAATTTTTATACCGTCTTTTGATTTTAGTGCATTTGTAATTTTAATAGGATATAAATTAATTTCTCCTCGATCATAATCAATTGTACCAATATTATTTCTAACAATTATTGGTTCTGTAGATGATGATAAACTAAAAAGAAAAATTGTACCAGTTTTTTGATCTGCATTTGGTAAATCACTCATGTAGACAGTATCGACAATACCATCGACATTAAATCCTGAAGATTTGATATTATATCCACTTCTTGTATTCTTTAAATGAAAAGAATTGCCAAAACAAATTTCATAATCAGCAAGTGTATTAATTTTAACTTGCAAATTGCGACGAATTATGATTTTTGTAATGTTTGAAGTAATTGATATATCGCTATCATCAATAATTTTTTGGAACTTACTATATTTGAATCTAGCTCCATATTGATTTAATTCTGATGAGTCCGAATATGCAGAGATATTTCTCTCAATTACTGATTTAACTGTTCCTGCTCCAGAAGCTAAATTTTGATTATAATATGCGGTTGCATCATATTCAACATAAAGGTACTTTAGATCAATAATTTCAGGTACAATTCCAGCAACCGTGTATTTTCTAAGTTTTCTCACAATATCATCTTTTACGATACTTGAAACAAAATCTCCATTGTATGGTTTAATTGAAATATAGACTTTTCCATATCTTGGGGGAACTAATGTTTCGCCACCATAAACAGAAACTGATTCTGCCTCAGGAAATATCGTTGGAACGATTGCTTCATAATCTGATGCAGTTACAGCTCTGTTTTGAGAAGCATAAATGCGTGTAGCAAATTTTTTAATTGAGTCAACGCTCTCAAGATCTTGTCCATTGTTGGAGACAATATCAGTTGTAATTTCAGATATTGATTCGACAACAGTTGTTCCATTATTATCTAAAATTCTTCCCGAATAGTTAAAACTTGAAACTCCGTCGCCACTTTTCCCATTACATATAACATAAGAAACTTCAATATAGTTAAGATTGTCAAGTTTTACACCAAAAACACCATCACCGAAGATAAGTTCATATCTTTGATCTTCGATTTCTTGAATAAAGAAGACTTTTGATGATGGTCCAATATCAATCAAACTCTCAGAGAGACTGAATTTGCGAGTTACAGTGCTACTTTGGGTATTTCTAACAGTAACACGAATAGAACTTACATCAATACCAGCATTTAATAATATAAATTTTTGGTTCGGATTGTTTACATCTACGGTAAATGTTTGAGTAAGATATGTACCTTCGTATACTTGAATTGAATCAAAAGTTGCAACATTATTAATAACTGGTTTTGTAACCGAGTCAATAATATTGAAACTATAACTCAATCCCTGAAAAGTCGTAGAAGTTGTGCAAACAAGTCCTGGTTGAAGAGTTAGAGTTTGTGGAGTGATTGGTAATGATGAAGTATCAACAAAGAATGAAACAGTTGATGTTGATGATTTTCTTGATCTTGGAACATAACCAATAGCTCTTGCAAGAGAAACAACATTTTCTCTTAGAGTTGCAGAATCAATGAAAACTTCGTTGCTAACCATGTTAGCATTATACGAAGTGATGTATGTATTATATGCAAGAGTGTCAATGATTGTTGATAAGTTAGAACCCTCAAAATCATAGTCAGTAAAATTCGAGTTTGCTCTCAAATATTCTTTGAGAGAACTTTTAATTTGATCGAAATCGAGATTGCTAAAATTTACTAGTGTCATTTATCGTGTCTGTTGTAATGCAAATGACAATTGTTGTGGTAAAACATCAATTCCAATGATTTCATATTGAATTGTGACATATAAATCATTACCATCATAGTTTGGTTCTACATTCACATCAATTAATCTAACTCTTGGTTCAAAATTATTAATGGTATTTTCAATTTCTTCTTGTACAATTGATGTGGAAATATTGTCCATGTTATCAAAAACTAGTTTTGATACTCCAGAACCCAAATCTTCGTTAAAAAATCGCTCTCCAGGAATGGTAAGTACAAGATTTCGAATTGATCGGGCAATTGCACTCTCATTTTTGAGTGCAATCAGGTCATAATTTAATGCACTTACCTGAAAGGTAGCACTAATATCTTTAAAACCTTTACTTACCCTTTCGACAGGCATGAAGATGTTATAAATCTATCTTATTTAGATACAATTTTGACAGTTATTCATGCCATCTTTCCACAAAATCATCAAATCCTCCAGCTCCACCACAAGGTCTTGAGTAACGATTATCTGGAACTTCGTATTTTTTGGATTTTTTTGTTTTTTTGAGGTATTTTTCGGAAGATAGTTCTGTAATAAGGGTCATTCCTGACTTCACAAAATCATTTCCCTTGTCAATTGGTGAGTTTGCCATCGTTTTTAGCTCCTGATTCGTTAAAATCAGAACTTTTTACGGGGTTGCTATCCCGAATTTCTTTAATTTCGTACATAAAATCGTCAGATGTCTCAATTTTTCGACGATTTTCGACAGAATATTCGGTTAAATCAATTTCATAACCTGGATTTTGAGTAATTCTATTGCGAATCCAAGCATCATCATACCATAAAATCTTATTATTTGGATACGCATAGAAATTTCCATTGTCCATCTTGAAAACATGAGCACATTTATGCTCTGGAGTCTCACTAAAATTTGTATTCAGTGTAGATTTTGACTCCCATGACCAATCAAGAGTAAACAAATAGGTCCCTTCGTTCTTTTCTCCACGATAGTTAATCAATTGAGCACGTAAATTTGCAAGTCTAGCGCGAACTTGAACATCAATGTAAGGAGAAAAGCAATCCCACCACATACATTCTTCTAATTTAGGAACTGGTGCATCAGATTTCCAACAAAACGCATGAATCGGTCTTCGCGTCCAGTTGACACCATTCTCTAAAAACGCTTCAAAGAGGGGTACATGCTTCTCTAAGGACGCTACGGAATGTACATCACATAAAGTTACCTCACCATGGCCTTTTTTGTGATTATATAAAAACTCATTACGTATATAACAAGTTATTGTCGGAAGATTATGATTTAGATATGCCATAAGATAATAAAAAAGCAGGGTTTTCTACCCTGCTCTATCTATACTACTTTCCTTGTCCTCTATATTTCTTCTGCTTACCATTGCGAGAAGTAGCAGAGGTCAACGTCATAGGACTCCGACCTTGCCGAGTTTTCTTC